TTAGATGTGTCTTCTACAGACCAGATTCTAGTATTAACTAATCTATGTATAAGAGGTTTGCTTGGATCAGCTGCCATAGATGGATCAAATATCCTTAGTCTATTATTAGGTTGTATAGCATAATTACCATCATCTAATTCTATTACATGCCCACATTTATGTTGATCTGGTTTTTCTGCATAACCAAAATCTAATTCATTGTAATCACCTGCACACCAGTCTATTGTAAATAAGTATGTGCCTTCTCTTTGTTTACGTCTTCTAGATGTATACATCATTTTACATCCCTGTAATTGATAAAATCTAGTAACACTTACATTGTAGCTAAATGAATCCCATAACATTAATTCATTTAATGGTAATTCTTTTACTCCAGGTTTTTTACAAAATGCAGATACAGGTGCTCTCCACCAGATACCACCATCTGTCATCATGTAATGAAACAATGGTACTTGTTTTGGTATAGATGTAAAACCAAATACAACACATTCAAAATATTTATCATGAGAATCTTTCTGATCTCTTAAATAATTACCACGCACATAACATTCTATGGGTGGTATATTAGCATTTAAATACATTAGTTTGCTAGTGGGTTAGAAGATTTAATTTTAATTTCTTCTATTTGTACTTTTAATAATTCTATTTCTTTCTCAAGTATTTTAACAGCTGAATCATCATGTGTATGATCAAAGTCGTGAGTATGTGCAGTGTCTGCATTCTCTAGTGCTGTAACTTTTTCTTCTAACACAGCTATTTCTGCAGAATAATCTGTAGATTTTTTAGACTCAAGTGCATTTAGCTTTGTAGTTATCTCACCATATTTTACAAACCCACCACCTATTGCTGCTATAACTCCAAGTAATGCTGCTACACCTGCTAATTGATTTTTTATTTTATCCATTTTTTAATTGCTCCAGTTCTATTAGTATTTGTTTTTTCTTTAAATTTATTTTATTTAGTTTTTCGTTTATGATAGCTATAGGATCTGTTGATGTATAATTAGCTAAAGTTTTTTCTTCATATAGCTGTCTTAAATCCTGTATCTCTACTTGATCTAAATAAATATCTTTACTTTTATAGAAGGGTACATCATATAATTCAAGTGATACTTGGTTGTTTACCATAGCATCTAATTTAATTATATTTTTTATTTGTAAATTTTTTGATATATCTTTTATATCTTTATCAATTTTATCCATAATTTTTACAAGATTATTTTTGATTGTTTCTTTCTGTTGTATAGTTTTTTGTTTTTTATTATTCTCATTCTTAATAGTGGCAGTCTTAGTAGTTTCGCTATTAGGTTTCTCTTCTTTAACTTCTTCTTTTTCACTTGGGGCCTCTGCTAATTTAGTAGGTGCTTCTTCTATTACTTCTTCCTCTATAAACTCTTCTACTATTTCTTCCTCTACCATCTCCTCTTCTAGCATTTCTTCTGGCATTTCTTCAACTATCATTGGAGTAGGTTCAAAAGTAACTTCTTCAAACTCCTCTACTGCTTCCATTTCTAAAGCAGGTTCTTCAAAAAAAGTTATTAACTCTTCAAATAACTCTTCAATCTCTACAAATTCTAATTCTTCAAATACTTCTTCAACACTTTCAAATATATCTTCTATTTCTTGTGCTATAGTTGGTGCTATGACTGTGTTATCATAAGTCATAGTAACAGATATATTATCTACATTTGGCCCACCTAAAGTTGCAGGTGCATTTGCATCTGTTGCAGATATATTTATATTACCTGTATATGATCCTGTTCCATTATAAATTAATCTATCTGTAAAATTAGCACCATTTATATCAGTTACATCTGTCCTAATAGTAGTATTAGATGCTAACGTATTACCATCTTCATCTTTAATTGTTAATACATTTGTAAATGTATCAGCATTACCTTGCCCACCCCAACACCCAGTGACGTTGCACTCGCCATTTTGTACTTCAATTGTTGAATCTAGTGTAATACCATTATCCAACATATTCTGTGTAATTGTGTCTGAACTCAAATCAAAGTTTTGATTAATAGACCCACTATCTCCAAACTCTAAATCATAATTACTAGGTATATTGTTTAATCTACAACAATCATTTAATACCTGTACATCCCCTGATGTATTCCAACCATTAGCATTACCAGTTTCAAAGTTACCATTAGTAACTAAATTATCTGTTGTTATCTCTTCTGCTAAAGTTGTAAGGGTTAATGTTATCAGCAAACTTATCAATAATATAATACGCATATGATATTCCTATAATAAAAATTAGTGTCCAAATCATTCTAATATTAAAGAAGTTATTTTTTTCTCACCCATGTATATTTCTATGTTTGCCTTAGATTGAATACATTTATATACTACCCTGTCTTCACTAGTCTTACCCTTCATAGCATAACGCTTGGCCTTGAGGCATTTTGAAAGGCTATCTTGTATACGATGCTCTACAATTTTGTGGTCTTGTATAAGTAAAAGGGCAAAAACTAATTCTATCATTAATGTTCACCATTACCATTTCTAATTAATTTTTCTACATCTACTTGTAGTTTTCCAACTTGTTCTTTTAAGAAATCAATATTTATTTTATTGTTTCTCATACCTTTTAATTCTTCATCCATAGACTCTATAAGACCTGCCATATGTTCCACTAGCATGAAGAGCTCTGCCTCTCCACTTGATTGACCTAGCTCACCTCTTGGATACTTAATTCTAAACTCTGAGTTTTGTTCTAAATCTTTTTGCATCAATTCTATTTTTGTTGAATGTTGATTTAGAGTTTCTTGCACACCAAAAAAAGCCCAAGTGCCAATTGCCACAAGTGCGATCAAACTAGCAACTGTCTTCATAGGCATCTGTACGGCTGCCTGTTCCGATATCTTTAATGGTTTATTCGACATTATATACCCTGTAATCTAGGGTCTTTACTTGTTATATTTCTTACAGCTTTAGGTCTAGCCATAGAATCTTTACTTCGCTTTCTTAATTGTGCCATAGCAGAATCTTTTAACTGTCTTTGTTTTTTTATTTTTTCTAAATCTCTTAATAAATTCATTTTTTCTTACGCCCCATATACCAATCACCAGGTTCATAATCCCATCTTTTACCATGATGACCTCTTATATCTGCCCACCACATTCTTAGTTTGACAACCCATTTAAAAAATTTACTTGGTTTTGCCATTATTTAGGTGAACTCCATTCACTCATTTTTTTTGCTTTTTCCTTTTTAATTAATTGTTCTGCGTTATATTTATCCATTGCTTCTAATTCTGCTGTAATTTTTTCTTGTATTTCTTTATCAGCTTTTTTTCTATCTTCCATACGTTTAATATATGTGTTATAGTCTGGTCTTTCATGATCATACTTAGACCATAGGGCCTCTGCTTCTTTACCTATCTTACCATCAATAGGACAAGGTGTACCTGCTTGTATCATAGACTCAAATACTCTTTCATCTTGACAAAGTATTGCAACAGCTGCTACTTTCATACCAAAATCATTAAGTATTCTAGCTAGTTTCAATCTTTCACAATTCTTATCTATTGCATGTTTACCACCACTAATACCTATACCGAATGTTTGAACACCCAATGACATACCTACAGCACAAACATCTTGTGTCATCGAATTGTACGAGGGTGCACTAGAACTTGGTGGGGCAGATCTAATATTAGAGTTAGTTGTATTACTCGTAGTGCTATTAGAGCTAGACCCAGACTGATAAGTTGTTGTAGCAGTTGAAGTGTAACCTCCCTCAATAGCAGTATTAGATCCACTAGTATTTGTTTGAGTAGATCCTGCCATTACTGCTGCTGTCATACAGCCAGAAAGCATTAATAATAATATTAACAATGTTAAGGGGTGTTTCATATTTAAGTATTTTGTTCTGTTTCTGGTATTTCAAAGCAGCCAAATTTTATGTACATACGATATTGATTTACATCCATAGGGCCAATCTCTTCTATCTTTTTAAGAGACTCAGAATAACCTGTAACCATACATTCATATTCATTACTAAACTCAAATTCATAAATATGTGGAGGTAAACAAGATTCTGCTACATAAGAGCATAATAAAAAAGCTAATCCAAACTTCATCTATAGCCTGGTTCTAAGAACAAAGCAATTAATACTAAAAGTATTATTAGTACTCCTGTAAAGTAATAGTTCATAATTAGCCCTCATATATTATTTTTTAACTAAAGATCCCCCAAAGTATAATCCGATAATTGCTGATACTAAATTGGTATCTAATGGTGTAATTACTAAACTATTAGATGATAAAGTTATCCATTTCATTACTTCTTTTTCTGGTAAGAAGAAGAATGCAGGTTTAAATTCTAAGTAGCCTACAATCACACTAGTATCTGGTGATAGTACAGGCATTAGTTTTGGTAATAATACTATTGCAAAGACAGCTACTAAAGCTATAATTCTTCTAGTCCATTGAAAACCTGTGTTCTCATATTCTCTAGCGTCTTTAAAACCTTGTTGCTGAACTTCTGCTCTTTGCAAAAGCATCTTTTGTTCTGCTTGTTTTGCCTTAATGCTTTGTGACCATATACTCATCACACCACCAAGTACAGTGGATCCTAGCATTGTAATCATTTCAAATGGCATTGTTACTCCTTTGTATTTGGTTGATTTGATTCTAGTTCTTTTATTTTTTTATTCGCATCTTCTAGATCTTGTGTTACATGCTCTAGCTTTTGCAGAGTACGTTTATTTGCACTGTCTTTACTTTTACCAGCGTCTTGCAATTCAGCAACCTCTTGCTTTAGGATTCTGACTTGCTCCTTGTACTCTTGGATAATATCCTGATATTCAGGTTTAGACATTTGTGGTGTATATTATAATATTATAGCACCTAGGATAAAACCTGCAACTGCACAAATGACGCAGTGATAGTTCTTTTCCCATATCTCTTTTACTTTTATTTTTAATTCTTCTATCATGTTTACTCCTTAATTAAATAAACCTATTAATGTTAGTATAGTTGCACCTAAACCACCAAGTATAGCATACAGAACTTTATCTATTTTACCATGTAGTTTATCTATATCCTCATGCATATGTTTTAGATGATTATTTTTTATACTGCTGACCTCTCTCTTTAATCCTGTGATATATCCATATAAAGATATAATGTGTTCGTTAGTTGTTTTAGGTTGTTTAGCCATTAGTTTGACATCCCACTATTTTTCATTTGACTATACAAAGAATTAGGTCTTTCTTCTTTAGATTCTTTGATAGCTGCCAATATCTGGTTTTCAGATATGTTTAATTTTTCAAGAACTTTATCTTGGTGCCCAGTTTCAAATCCCATTATAGCTATTCCTAATTTAAGTAGTGACTCATCATCGTTTGCATTCAGTATAAAATCATCATTAAGTTTTTGTTTTAAGTAATTTGTATACCCTTCCTTATCCGTTCTAGAATATGTTTGACCTATTTCATCTACTGTTTTATTATTATATTGATTTCCAAGAACATAAAATCCTGCTCGTAAACCATTTTGTATATTGTTAAATTGTAATAAAGATTCTTGATCACCTCTATCTCTAACATTTCTAACACCAAAAAATAAATCTGTTTTTGGATTAGAATAAATTGCAAATGGGTTATTGTCTGATTGTAATTCCATGTTTAATCTTTTTTACCAAATAGCTTCTCTGTTTGCCCCTTAATAGAAGTTACTATTCTAGGTATTACCTCACTAATCTCTGCACCTTCTTGATAATTTATTTCCATATTTAGTGCCTCACTATATTCATCATTTAGTTTTCTAAACTTTTTATTTAACTTTGTTAGCTTTTTATTTCTTTTCTCTAGGTCAATTGCACCTTTGCTAAATTCAGAATACACTCCTCTTATTTGTTCCTGTACACCTTTTAATTTTCTTCTATATTCTAAACCTTTTATGGTTCTTAGTCTAGATATATCTGCCTCTTCAATCTTTACACCTATAGTATTTAAGAATGCTAGAAGTTCTGATTCACTTCTTGCTAGTGTAGATTTATCTTCTCTAGCTTTTCTTATTCTCTCTGTAGAATATGATCCTGGTATAAAAGGAAAGTTAGGTACTAATCTTTTTAATGCAAACTTTGCTCTAATAGAAAAATCATCAAACTCAGATATACCTTGACCTTTTATTTTGTCACCTCTAAATAAATCAAAACCTAACATAGGGAAAAGAACTTCCCCAGCTATACCAAAATTCATCTGTAAAGGTTGTGGAACTAAAGGTATTGTTCCAGAATTTAAATCAAATATATCTCCACCTGGTACATATCTAGTTACATTAACATATCTAGCTTTATCTGTAGTAGGAATTTTTATATTTTTATGTGGTAAAAAAGGTAATCCACCTATCTTACCTTGTACTTCTTTTGTCATGGCTGCACGTTCTGCCTCTGGTGCACCTTCACCTAGTATCTCACCTAAGTTATTTAATGTGTAACCTAACACTGCATACTTAGCAAACTTCCAAGGTCTAACTACAGCTGTCTCTGCAAGTATTGGTATAACTCTATATGTGTAGGCTAAGAAAGG